AACACATGCCCTTAGAGCTCAAAAAGAAATATATTGCCCTAATTACAGGGTTTAAAGAGATTACAGTGTGTGAAGATGAAGATGAGGCCTACCAGTATTGGAGGTCTTTTTTTAATCCTAACCCTGATGATTGTTGCAACCTGAGAAGATGAGAAGAAAGGGGGACAGGAGATGCCAAAGAACCCAAATCATAAGGGCGATGAAAACCTTGTCCCCTTGAGCAAGAGAACAAAGGAAGAACAACGGGAGATAGCCCGCATGGGCGGAAAGGCAAGCGGAAAGAAACGGCAATACAACCGGAGCATGAAGGAAGGCCTGAAGCTCCTGATGAATATGGCCCCGAATAAGGACATTGCCGACACGTTTTCGGAACAGCTGGGAATTCCGCCGGAAGAGATAAAAACAAACGCCATGCTGGCAAATGCGGCCCTTATGGGACGTGTTATTCAGGGCGATACCAAGGCCTATCAGATCGCGCATGATGCTTTATACGGCAAGGAAGAAACAGCCGAGCTCAAAATCAAAAAGGCAGAGCTGAAAATCAAACAGGAACAGCATGAAATGGACATGGCCGAATGGAAGGCCCGCCGAGAAGGAAACAAAGTAGAGTATCACGGGATCCCGGCCCTTGCCATTGCCCCGCCGTTCCTGTCAGCATTGTTTGATATCACGGCGCACGAGCACACAGAATACGTGTTTGACGGCGGCCGAGGCAGTACCAAGAGCTCTTTTGTATCGCTGGCAATGATTGATTTGCTGATGAACAACGAGACGGTAAATGCGCTTGTAATGCGTAAGGTAAGCAACACCATAAACGGCTCAGTATATAACCAGCTGGTGTGGGCGATTGATTACCTAGGATTGACCAATGAGTTCAAGTGCACGAGAAATCCGGCAGAGATCCAGCGCAAAGCTACAAAGCAGACCATCTTTTTCAGGGGCGCGGATGATCCCGGTAAAGTGAAGTCTATTAAACCAACGCGCGGGTATATCGGCATTGTATGGTTTGAAGAGTTGGACCAGTTCAGCGGAGAAGAGGAAATCCGAAAGATTGAACAATCCGCGATGCGTGGCGGTGATCTTGCGTGGATATTCAAAAGTTTTAACCCGCCGAAGAGCGCGATAAACTGGGCGAATAAATACATTAAGATTCCAAAGGCGAACCGGTTAGTATTGCACACAGATTACCGGACAGTTCCGAGACAGTGGTTAGGTAAGGACTGGCTGGAGGAGGCCGAGTTCCTGAAGGAAATAAACCCTGATGCATACGAAAACGAGTATTTAGGGATCCCGAACGGAAACGGCGGAAACGTATTTGACAATGTGGAAATCAGAGAGATCCCGGACGATGAGTTGAAACAGTTTGACCGGATTTATAACGGTGTTGACTGGGGCTGGTATCCGGATCCTTTTGATTTTGTCCGGTGTCATTATGATCCGGCGCGCTTGACGCTGTACGTGTTTGATGAGTTCCGGTGTAATAAGAAATCCAACAGGGAGACAGCCGAAGAGGTAAAGGCCCGTATAAAGGACGGGGAGATAGTCATATGCGACAGCGCGGAAGAAAAGAGCGTTGCGGACTATCGTACATATGGCGTACCGGCCCGAGGAGCCGAGAAAGGCCCGGGGAGCGTGGATTATTCCATGAAGTGGCTTGCAAGCCTCAGGAGCATTGTTATTGACCCCGTGCGGTGTCCGGACGCGGCCAAAGAATTTGTTGATTATGAATATGAGCGGGACAAGGAAGGAAATGTTATTTCCGGATATCCCGACAAGAACAACCACAGCATTGATGCTGTGAGATACGCGCTGAATTCAGTGTGGAAGCGCAGAGGTCAGTGAGTATGAATTTAAAAACGATTATCCAATACCTAAAGGAGGTTATTAGAAGAATGTTCTCACGGGATGATATGAAGCGAATAACCGCCGAAGAGGTGACGCTAAGTAACGAGATGGTACAGCGCATTGAGTTATGGGACAACATGCTGAAAGGCAAGGCACCATGGCTCAGAGACGGGCTGGGGAATGAATATAACTCAATGCAGTTGGAGAGCTCTATTTGCTCAGAGTTTGCCAATATTGCACTGGTGGAAATGGACTGGAGCGTGTCAGATGAACAGCTGGAAGAATTATGCAGACCGGCAATCGAATCGCTGAATGAAAACCTACAGCTGGGGCTGGCGCTGGGATCCATGGTCATTAAGCCTATCGGAAACACTGGTGACTATGAGTTTGTAACAGAGGAAAACATTATCCCGATTGAGTTTGACGGGAGCGGAAACCTGAAGGCAGTTGCATTTGTTGAGATCCGGCCATACGGGGACAACGATGTATATTACCGCGTGGAGACACACAGACTAACAGCGGAGGGGCTGAATATTTCAAATCAGGCATTCCGGGGCACCAAGGGCAATATTGGAAGCCGCGTTGGACTGGAAGTGTTTGAAGATTGGGCAAGACTGGCACCGGACGTAACATACCCGGGCATGGACCGGATGGATTTCGGTTATTACAAAAACCCAATCCCGAACGTCATTGATAAATCCCCGAACGGCGTATCCATTTATGAAAAGGCCGTGGAGCATATCAAAATGGTTGATATTCAGAATTCCCGCCTTGACTGGGAGTTTGAATCAGCCGAGCGCATGGTATTTGCGGACTATACAACCGTGGAGAAAACCAAGCAGGGATGGCACACACCGGTAAATAAAAAGCGCCTGATTGTTGGCGCGGATATCGATAAGACGGACGGAATGGACACATTCAATCCGCAGATCCGGGAACAGAATTTCATCAATGGTATAAACGAGTACCTCCGGATGATTGAGCGGGATTGCAGTTTGGCCTATGGAGATCTTTCCAAAAACGAGACGATTGAGAAGACAGCTACAGAGATCCTTGCAAGCCGGAAGCGGAAGTATTACCGAGTGACAGCAATTCAGAATAACTTACGGTCAGCATTGGAAGGGTTTGTTGATGCGATGGCGTTTTATGCTGGCAAATATACAACGGCCTATGAGACAACGTTCAATTTCCATGATTCCATCATGACGGATGAGGAGACCGAGCGCGCACAGGATCGGATGGATATGTCAGCGGGTATTCTTTCCCCGGTTGAGTACCGTATGAAGTGGTACGGGGAAGATGAACAGACAGCCGCGGCCAAGATCGCCGGAGCGGTAAGCTTTACAGCCGCCATGACACAGGCACCGATTGAATAATGTTTATCGATGATGAGAACGCCGAGGCAATTGCGGAGCGCATTGTAAAGCTATTACGAGGCGTTGAGCTGGAAACCATGAAGGATATCATCCGAAGAATCAGAATATCCGGGGAGATATCACGCACGGCGGATTACCAGCTATGGAGAATAAACCAGCTGTCAGCATTCCGGGGAAACTATGAGAAGATCCTGAAAGAGGCACTGAAGCTTACGGATCAGGAGCTCAGGAAACTATATGATGAAGTAATCGCCTCAGGATACGCGCGCGATAAAGCGATTTATGACGCGGCGAACGTTGCATTTATTCCGTTTGAGGAGAATATAGAGCTCCAGCAATTGATTGAAGCGGTAAAGAGACAAACAGCGGAGACGCTGGATAACATTACTCAGACAACCGGTTTCATCAATGACAAGGGCGTAAATGTACCATTGAACCGGTATTTCCTTGACACGATGGACACGGCACACCTTGAGATCACAACCGGCACCATGTCATATGACCAGTCAATAAAAAAGGCGGTCAATAGCATGGTCAGGAGCGGGATGCGGACCGACAACAACGGGGACCAATGGGTGAATTATGACAACCCCGGAAAGAAACCATGGCGTAACAGAATAGACGTTGCGACAAGGCGGGCAGTCATGACCGGTATTGCACAGGTGACGGGGAAGATCACGGATCAGAATGCGGAGAAGCTGGAGACGGAATGGTTTGAGGTTTCAGCGCACCCGACCGCAAGACCTACACACATGATTTGGCAGGGCCGCGTGTACACTAAGGACCAGCTGGTGACGGTGTGCGGACTGGGGACCGGCCCGGGGTTGCTGGGGTGGAATTGTTACCATCACTATGACGCATTTATACCGGGCATATCCGTGCGGAAGTACACGGAAGAGGAATTGGCCAAGATGCGCGAAAACGCCAAGAAAAAGACCGTTTATGACGGCAAGGCGTACACGTTATACGAGGCCACACAGCAACAGCGGAAATACGAGACAGCAATGCGGGCTCAGAATCAGCGGATTGAGTTGCTGAAGGCGGCCGGGGCAAGCAGACAGGAAATCGCGGCGGAGAAGGCAAAGCGCACAGCGATGTACAACAAGTACCGTGATTTTTCCAAAGCGTTTGGATTGCCGGAACAAATCAACAGAGTTTATTACAAAGAAAACAAATAGGGAAATAAGGCCGGAGATCCGGCTTTTTTCATTGGTCAGATGATTAGACCTAAAACAGTCAATTCAAGGTGAATGGCGACCACCTAAAAAGCCTATGGAGGAGTCTATGAAGACAGAAGAATTAACAGCAATCGGTTTAACAGAGGATCAGGCAAAAGAGGTATTCAGCCTCTATGGCAAGGAGGTAAATCCGTTAAAGGATCAGGTCCAAAGCCTTACGGACCAGCTGAATCAGACCAAAGATGCCCTGAAAGCGTTCGATGGAGTGGATCCCGAAGCGCTCAATTCTGAGATCCAAAAGCTGAATGCACAGCTACAGGAGAATGACGCCAAGTGGGCGGCTCAGATGGCGGAGCGGGACTTCAACGATGCGTTGACCGATGCAATCAACAAATCCGGCGGAAGAAACGCCAAGGCAATTGCCGCACTGATGAACCTTGAGGAGCTCAAAGCTTCCAAGAATCAGCGGGAGGACATTGAAAAGGCCATTGAAGAGGTAAAAAAGGACAATGATTACCTGTTTACGTCAAATGAACCAATCAACAATCCGGTGGCAAAGACCGGAGGCAAGAAACCGGATGACAGCGCCGCAAGACGAGCGGCGGCACGCAGAGCTATGGGCTTACCTGAGGAGGATAAATAAACTATGGCTAATAACATTACTCTTTTTACAGAGGAAATTGCGCTTCTCGATGAAGTGTACAAGAGAGCTTCTCTCACAGCAATTCTTGATGGCAACAGTGACCTTGCCACCATGACGCAGTATTCTCATGAGTTCAAGATCCCGAAGATGAGCATGGATGGACTCGGAGATTACAGCCGGACAGATGGATATGCGGAAGGTTCCGTTACCCTTGATTTTGAGACCAAGGCGCCGAACTATGACCGTGGCCGTGTATTCAAGGTAAACGATATGGACGATATGGAAACCGTCCGTCTTGCGTTCGGCCGTCTGTCCGGTGAATTCATCCGTACAAAAGCGGTTCCGGAGCTTGATGCATTCCGTTTTGCCAAGTATGCAAGCTATGCACCGAATACCAACAAGGTTGCGGCGAATCTTGCGACCGGTGATGCATGGGTAAGTGCACTTTCCACAGCGACAACCGTCATGGATGATGAAGAGGTTCCGGTTGAAGGACGTCACCTGTTCCTTACCAGCACCGGTGCAACACTTGTCAATAACCTTGACACCACCAAGAGCCGTGCAATCCTTGACCGGTTTGCGGATTTCACCGTTGTTCCTCAGCCGCGTTTCTTCTCGGCAATCAAGATGCTGAGCGGTAAAGTATATACTCCGGAAGGAGCATCTGATCCGGTTGATGAAACAGCCGGTGGATACGAAAAGGCAACGGGCGCTAAGGACCTTAACTTCCTTATTGTCACCAACGGCGCTCAGATCCAGTACATGAAGAACGTTGTAAACAAGATCATTGACCCGATTACCAATCAGGATGATGACCAGTGGAAGTTCTTCTATCATCTGTATGGCATTACTGAGGCATACAACAACAAGAAGAACGGTATTTACGTTCATACCGCGGCCTAATTGAGATGGCAACGATTGTCGGACTTGTTTTCCCGGAGAAAGTGAAAAAGCCTTCCACCAAATCCGGGAAGGCAAATGCCCCTAAGGGCACAAAGAAGCCTGAAAAGGGCAAAGAGGAAAAGTAACTAAAGGAGTACAGGATGGAAAAGTACGTTGACTTTGATTGGTATGCAGACAATTTCCTTATGGGAAGGCCTCCGGTAATACCTGAAGAGTTTTTCGACTATTACATTATTTGTGCAAGCGCTGAGGTAAAAAATCGAATTACGCTTGGAACGGATATGAGTAGCCCATCAGATGAGGTAAAGGCGGCGGTGTGCGACATTGCGGAAATCCTTTGCCGCGGGGATGGGAATGATGCGACCGGGGAAACGGTAGTGGTACCTGATGGCGTATCCAGCGAAAAAGTTGGCGAGTATTCGGTGAGCTACACCGGGAACAGTGCGGCGGAGAAAGCGGCGGCAAGAAACCGGCAGATCCATAACGCCATGGTGAAGTGGCTGGGAGTTACCGGCTTGCTTTTCAGAGGTGTGTAAACCATGTATACGAATGCGTCCTGTACTCTTTACCTTTCTTCAATGAACTATCAGGCGGTTATTATCGATCATTGTTTCCTGACACATAGGAAAATTGCGGCGACAGCAAGAACAGGGCTGGATTACTCAGAAAGTGCGTTTTGCATGATTAACGGAAATTCCAGCCTTTCCTTTAACGAGGGGAAAGATTTCCTTGTGGAAGGCGTGTGTGATTTCCAGTTTGACAACACAAGCGGCAAGACACAATCCGACAGCATTAAAGAGCTGATAGGGCTGGGAGCTCATACCGTCATGATGGCAGACTGGAAGGGTTATGGCCGTAAAGGCATGCGGCACTGGGAGATATCATGCAGATAGTGGCGAAACTTAACCTGTCCATTGCAAGCGCAAAGCAAATGTGCGGGCTTGGAAAAGGTGGAAGAGTTCAGATGTTTGTGGACAATGAATGCATTCGCCTGATGGACGATTACACGCCTGATTTGAATGGCGTGCTCAAAAAGTCTGTCCGGCTGAATTCGGAAATTGGAAGCGGAAAGCTGGTATATGCGACCCCATACGCACGGTATCAATATTATGGAATGCTGATGGTTGACCCGATTACCCTGAAGGGATCATTTTACGATCCGAGGACCGGACGGCACTGGAGCCGACCCGGGGTATCAAAGATCATGGATCCTAAAGGGCGCACGCTGACCTACAACACGGTGAAGAGCCCCAAAGCTGGATCCCATTGGTTTGAGCGTATGCTTGCGGACCACAAAGACGATATCGGAAGAGGCGCGGCTAAGCTGGCCGGAGGTGTATACATTCCATGAATGTAATTGAAACAATCAAGCAGATCCTGACTGATTGCAACATACTGGATGACTTTAACGGAATCCATGTTGATTACACTGAAGGCGAAACAGGAGAGGCCGGGCTCTTTTCTTCCGGCGCAAACAAAGTCGGTGAGGACCTGATTGGCAACCCCAAATACAGAATCAATCTCACACTTTACACAGGGTTACAATCCGCAAATGACTATGACAGACTGAGGAACAGTGACCTTTTATTACGTCTCACATATTACCTAGACCGGCTGAAATACATTGCAATCACTGAAGAGGTGAACGGCGCTCAGTACAGCGGCGAAATAACGCGTATCTCATGCGCGAATGCGCTCCTGTTTGATTATCCTTACGGGGATCCGATGCAGGGTGTGAGATATCAGTTACAGATCGCGGTTGATTATTCAATCGGTTTGGAAGATTAAGGAGGAAATGCTATGGCATTAACAACCGAATCATACGGTACCAAGATTGAGCGTAAGCTCATGGCGCATTACATCAATGTCAATCTTGAAACCCCGGCATGGGAGCGGATCGGTAAGGATCTTGAAGAGCTGAACATTGAGCTGAATGCGGAATCCGAGGATAAGCACAATATCCTTGGCGAAGTTGAAACAATCGTTTCGGCCTATGCGCCGACCGGAAGTGTTGAACCGTACTTTGCACGCAAGGGCACAGCGCTGTTTACATGGCTTCAGGCGGCTATCGATGACCGGAAGGTCCTTGATGACCTGAAGGTTGAACACCTTGAGGTTCATGCATGGGAAGATCCGACCGGTTCCGGCGATTCCGCCGCGTATGTTGCCTACAAAGAGACGGCTGTACTTGTACCGGTATCCTATGGTGGAGATTACAACGGCTATCAGATCCCGTTTGAGCTTCATCTTCAGGGCGACCGTACAAGAGGCAAATTTGCACCGGCAACAAAAACATTTACAGCTGACTAACACATGAGGGGCTGAAATGCCCCTCAATTTTATTGAAAGGAATAAAGATGGCAGACGTATTTAACTTTGATGATGGCGTAAAGGAATACGCAATCAATGGAGACACAAGCCGCGTTTTGCGGGTGAACGTTTCAGACGCAAACTTACTTCCGAGACTGTATGACAGTTTTGTGAAGGCACAGGAAATGGTAAAAGGGCTGAAAGAATACAAGCCCGAAGAGTTCACGATGGATGCGGCAAAGGAGGGTGTTGACCGTATCAAGGAGCTTGACCAGTTTATCCGGAAAGGATTTGATGAGGTATTTTATCCGGGCGCGGCTGATATTGTATTCGGAAACACAAATGTACTTGCGTTTGTCGGGAACGGAGACACGTTATATGAGAGCTTTATGACAGCGTTCATTGGCGTGATGGAAAAAGAAATCAAAGCGAATTCAACTGAAAGCGAAAAGCGCATTCAGAAATATAAGACCGCTTACGATAAGCAGAAAGAAAACTATAAATCTTATGTTGGGGGAATTACCGAATAGCGTAACCATAAACGGGCGGGAGATCCCGCTGAACACCGATTTCCGGATTGCCCTGATTGTCATTCAGATAATGAATGATCCGGACATTAAAGAGGCGCAAAAAGGGATCCTGATGATCGATGCGTTGATGGGCTTGGAGAACCTCAAGATCCCGGATGACCTTGAACAGGCGGCTGAAAAGTGCGTTTGGTTTATGGACGGCGGGAAAGACTACACACAGAAACAGAAAGAAAAACCAATGATGAACTGGGAACAGGATGAACAGATCATTTTTAGCGCCGTGAACAACGTTGCGAAAATGGAGGTCCGTGCTCAGAAATACATGCATTGGTGGACGTTCCTTGGATATTACCTTGAAATTCAGGAGGGTTTGTTTTCTACGGTTTTGATGATCCGGCAAAAGAAGCGGAGAGGTAAGAAGCTGGAGAAACACGAGCTGGAATTCTATAAAAAGAACAAGGATCTCGTTGACCTGAAACAGGTGTATTCAGAGGAAGAGAAGAAAGAAATTGAACGGCTGAACAAGATATTCACTTAGCCCTATTTGATGGAGGTGACGTATGCCACAGGGGATTGAACTTGATACATTAGTAAATGTTGAAGGCTTTGAAAAAGGCATGGCTGAAATCAAAAGGCGAATTGATGAGGTCAATGCTGAGATAAAGAAAAAAGAGGCCGGTGTTGCGGACTCTATCACTCAGGAGATGGACAGGATCCAGCAAAAGATTGCTGAAGTCAAAGCGGAGATCGAAAAGCAAAAAGGTTTTAAGAACCCGGACAATGACATGATCCGGATACTGGAAGATCAAGCCGCCAAGTTGTCCGCATATTACGATGAGCTGAAACAAAAAGGTTTTGAGGCACTCAATCCAAAATACAGCCCTGAAACCATGCAAAAAGTAATTGAACAGGCGGAGGCACTCCGGCAAGAGTATCAGAAAATAGCGGATCTCAAGCGGGCACAGATCGAGCTACAGAAAACCAAAACCCCTGTATCAGGAGGCGATTCCGGCGGGGGAGGTATTCTTAGTAAGCTGGGATCACTAATGGGCGCCGTAAAAGACGGCCTGAGTAATGCATTTACAAAGGTGACAGCAAGTATTGGAAGCGCAAAGAATTCATTGAATGAGTTCAGCTCACACGCCAATAATGCTGGCATTTCCGCAAAAGCTTTGACCCAAAGCATATTCTCACTGGGAAACATCTTCCTAGGGATGGCAAAGCGAAAATTGCTGAGTACGATATTCGGTTCAGTTACCTCCGGGCTTACGGCGTTACAGAATTCAACGCTGTCCGCCGGTGCCGGGCTGAGAGGCCTTGCGTCCGCCGGTGCGTATGCTGGTAACTCAATTGCGGCGGCCATTGCCCCGCTTGCCAGCATGATCCTTCCGGTGTTCAATGCAATCACAAATGCAATTGCGTCTGCTATGAATGCATTGGCGCGTTTCCTTGCATTGCTTGGAGGCAAAACCACCTATACAAAGGCGGTAAAACAGAATGTTTCCGTTGCTGGTTCCGCTGGTAAAGTGGCGAAACAGGCTAAAGAGGCGGCACAGGCAGTTAAGGAAGAGGAACGTGCGCTTGCCTCATTCGATGAGATCAATCAGCTTGGCCTGAAGAATCAGGAGGACGTTGTTACTCCGGAGATTGAAACACCTGATGCCGGAGGCGGCGGAGGAGGCGGAGGCGGAGGCCTTGCTTTTGTTGAAGAGGCAATCAAGCCTACAGAGTTTATGACCGAGCTTGCCGAACGCCTTCAGAGAATTTGGGGAAACCTTGTTGCTATTGTTGAGGCGCTGGGCGAAAAGTGGAAAGCGGCGTGGGAGTTTAACAATAACGGTGAGGTAATCCTTAACACGCTGAAAGAGATCCTTTGGGATATCTTGGATTGTATTGAGCATATCACCGAGTACACGCTGGATTGGGTTCAGAACAGTTTGGACCTGACCCCATTGGTAACTGGTATCAGGGATGTAATTGTGGCTCTTGAACCGGTTGTCCAGCTCATTTGTGATGCGATTGAATGGGTATGGGTAAACGCCGTTCTTCCGATGGCAGAATGGATACTGGAAAGCGCGATACCGGGGATCCTTGAAACAATCGCGACAGCATTAGATACAATCAAAGCTATAATGGAGGTCCTTGCACCAATTCTTCAGAGAGTATTTGATAATTTTATCAAGCCGATTGCGGAAGATCTTGGACAGGCATTTATGGATTTTTTGGAATGGCTTAACGAGAAACTGGAAGAGCTTGCGGTTTGGGTTACTGAGAATCAAGCTCAGGTGGAAAGCTGGGTGACAATCATCCTTTCGTTCCTTGCGGCGATTCTACTTGTAAATGCGGCAATGACGGTATGGGCGGCTGTTACAACCATCTGTGGAGCGGTCATGGCATTACTTACAAGCCCAATCGGATTGGTTGTGGCGGCAATAGGTATCCTGATTGCGATCCTTGCCTCGGTATGCGGAAGCTGGGACAACGTAAAGATAGCCGCAAAAAATGCAGTCAACGGAATCATTGGGTTCGTTGAAAAGGGATTTAACGGTGCGATTTCCGGTATTGAGAGTTTCCTGAACTGGGTAATTGACGGCCTGAACAATCTGATTTCAATGGCGGGTGCCGTTGGTGAATTCTTTGGATTTGGCTCATTGGGCGGAATTGGTAAGGTCAAGCTTGGAAGAATCAAGATCCCGCGGTTAGCTACAGGCACGGTTATTCCCCCGAGCGCCGGAGAGTTTGCGGCGATCCTTGGCGATAACAACGCGGATACTGAAATTGTTTCCCCGCTGGACACCATGAAACAGGCATTCCTTGAAGCGATCAGCGAATCAGGAGGAATGGGCGGAAGTAATGTTGTAATCAAGTTTGACGGAACCATGGGAGAACTTGTACGCATGCTGAAGCCGGAGCTTGATTCTGAGACACGGCGCGTTGGCGTAAAACTGGTTACTGAATGAGGGCCCGGGAAACTGGGTCCTTTCTATTTGTGAAAGGAGACACTGCATGAGTAATGGTGTTTTCAAACTAGACGGAAAAGATTACGGGATATTCGTTGAAAGCCTTGAGCGGAGCTTTGAGGTGGCGGATACGGACGCAACCGGACGTACAGCAGACTGGGTGATGCACCGTGATGTTGTCGGAACGTTTTACAACTATTCGATGAAAGTTGCCGTAAAAGACTATAACTATAAGGCCTATAACGATTTTTACTGGGCCATTAGTTCACCAACAAAATCCCACAAGCTTGAGGTGCCGTTCGCGGATGGGACGCTGGTATTTGACGCCTATATCACCAAAGGTAAAGACAAGCTCCCGATAAAACGAGGCAACCGGAACCATTGGGATGATCTGACCATCAACTTCATTGCTATGGAACCTTACAGGAGGGCATAACCATGGCGGTATGGGAGATTACACTAAGCACCAATGATATTGATGAGATCTCTGATATCGAAAACCTGAAGAATGATACGCCTACAGATTTTCCGAACTATGCAATGTGCCTTCCGAGGTATTCAAAGCTGAACGGACAGTTTTCAAATGTCCGGACAATTGATGTTGGCAATGTCGGATACATGAGTGAATCAATCAGCGATGAGAATGGAGACTTTGCGGAACCGCCGAGTATTACGATCAGTTTTGCCCGGCGGAAAACCTCAGATGGTTTCCAGCTGATATTCAACAGACTGTCCGATGATTATTGCAATGATCTTCATATCGATTGGTACAAGTACGGTGAGCTCATTTCACAGGCGGATTATTATCCGGACGGTACAGAGTTTTTCTGTGAAGCCGAAGTAGGAATGTTTGATACCGCGGTACTGACATTCCGTTCAACTAATAAACCATTCCGGCACTTATGGCTGGCAATGCTGGATAATGCGTTGCTCACGGGTGCGGATGGCCTGAAGATTTTCTATAACGATACGGCCTATCAGGCAAAGGACCACATGACCATTACAACCGAGGATGAATCAGAGATTTCCGATCATGCCCCGCTGTTTGATGATGCTGGTTTCCCGACCTATCCGAAGTGGGCGTATTGTTACCCGAGATACTCAAAACTGGATGGAAACTATATAAACGTTACCTCCAGCGCGGTAACTGATACGGTCCTATCGGAATCAGGATTTGTTTCCGATGAGATCTCAGATGAAAACGGGGACTTTACCAATGACCCGTCCGTAACATTTACCTTCTCACAGGTAATTGAGAGCATTGGAATACACCTTTGCTTTGACAACCGGTCCGGGGATTATTGCGATGATGTTACGATCCAGTGGTATTTGAATGACGTCCTTCAGGATGAGGAGAATTTCCAGCCTACAGAGGCGGAGTATTTCTGCTATCACGCGGTGGACAATTATGACAAGGTGGTTGTGACCTTTCACCACACGAGCAATGCATACCGCCCGGCGATCCTTCAGGGCATTGCATTTGGCCTGTATAAAGTGTTTGACGAGACAGAGATCACAACGGGCGGAGTATATGAACAGATATCTCTTACCGGTGATTCTCAGCCCATTGGAACGCTTGATTTCAGCGCCCGGGTGGAAGATGTTGTGTTCCGGTTTGAGAAGGCACAAAAGCTGTTTGTGTACTTTGACAGACAGATAATCGGTCAATTCTTTCTGAAGAGCGGAGAGCGCACGTCTGAGTATCATTACAAGTTCAAAGCGGAGAATGTTATTTCCTTGCTGGATTCGGAGACGCACGTTGGCGGTTTCTATACGGGGGCTAATGCGGCCACACTTATCCGGGAGATGTTTGCTGGACAGGACGTAAACGTTGTAATTGATAATTCGCTGGAGAACGCAACAGTAACTGGCTGGTTGCCATATGACACTTGCCGGAAAAACCTTGCACAGATTTGTTTCGCGATTGGGGCAATTGTTGATACCTCGTTTGAGACGGACGTGTACGTATACAGGTTTGATTCGACACTTGCACCTACACCCATACATGACAAGTTTATTTATTCCGATACGCTGAAGGTCACACATAGTGACGTTGTTACGGGTGTAAGACTTACGGTTCACAGCTGGTCACAGAAAACCACAGGCGATCCGGAACAGTTATTCAAGGAAACCCTGAACGGACAGACGCTGGTTAAGTTTGACGCGCCGAGACATTCCCTTACGATCACCGGCGGTACGATAGTGGCTTCCGGGGACAACTATGCAATTGTTTCCGGTACTGGAAGTGAGGTGCTCCTGACGGGATACGGTTACAACCACAACACGGAAATTGTTGAGATGGACAAGGAATTCGTATATCGCAATAAAAAGGTTGTGGAATCAAAGGACGCAACGCTTGTCACGGTTGCCAACGCGGCAACGGTTTTGAATTCGATGTTTGAGTATTACACCAATAACGAATCGTTGAAGGCGGATGCGATCCTGAATGATGTTCAGCTGTCCGATATTGTTCAGCTGGATTCGTTTGAGGGCACCAAAACGGCGGTAATTAATGGTTTGTCTATGAAGTTTTATGGAGAGATTAAGGCGGGGGTTGAGATGAAATGTATTTAGAGCAATTGATATATGACCGGACACAGGCGGATCTCGATAACGATACCGACAAGGCGTATATCAGTTATACGGATCTGAACCGCGTTGAAGGCGCATGCGCTGAAATGGCGGAGATCCTGAACGTTACGATCACCACAAAAACATGGGTAATGAGTGATTACCGGTATGAAGATGATATGGTCCGGCTGAGAACAAACCTTCAGACATTACAGGACGCATATTATCTTGCGCCGGGGACCCCAGCAATTCCTTCCCGAATTACCTACACAAACTTTTCTCAGGCGAATGATATTGAGAAGATCATCCATGATATTTGGATGCTGTATAAACAGGTGCAAGCCGGTACTCAGAGGCTTGCTTTTAAATTGGGAACAAAGCTGATAGGTAACAGGGAGGTGAACTAAATGGCGTTGAAAACAACTTATCAAGACGATGTTTACACCGGGAACCGGAAATACAATATGACCTCTAACGGGGACGGAACGGTTTCACTGGTGGATCAGACAGAATATTCACAGGTGGGTGACACGTTTTCTTCCGCAGATATCAATGCTCAGAATACCGCAATCAATCTGAACACTGAGAAGAACCGGAGCACAAGTTTTACACTTGCGGCCGCAAGCTGGGGAACGGCGGAGACAGTCAATAGCCGTACCGTGTATACTCAGACAATTTCCGTAAACGAGATCTCAGAGCCCCATCCTGAATGGGGTCTTTTATCCGCAACAGGGACAATCCCGTCTGAGGCGGAAGAGGAGGCATTCTGCACACTCGTTGCGCTTACGGTGGATTCCAATCTGAACGTGATGAAGGTATACGCAAACGAGGTGCCGACAATCGATATTGTCATTTGTGTGAAGGGAGTGAAATAACATGACAAAATTACTTACTTTAACTGATGGTACGCAGTACAACATCGATGAGGAATCGAGCTACACGAACGTTATCATGCACGTTGGAACATTTGCGGAAGTTGACATGATCGCCGCGAAGTTTACGCGTGAGAACATGCTCCGGGTCACAATTGACACTGAGGTATATGAAGGCCTGATTCCGCTGGGAACGTCCGCGTTTAAGGATGGCGAACAGATCCGGGTAACCATTTCCGCCCGTGCACAGACTTTTGAAGAAATTACCACAGCACAGATTTCTGAACTTCAGGATGCAATCCTTGAGATTATCTCCGGTGAAGAGGAGGCTTAATTATGGCTATCGGAAAAATTTATGCGCGTAAGATTCACGCTGGATCCATTACCCTTGCGGATGTTCCGGCAAAGTATAAGGAAGTGGCAGTACAGGCGTACATTGCCCTGTACGGTGTTGCACCTGAGGCGTAAACAAGGCGTACCTCGTAATCGGAAAGATCAAATAAGTCGGTGGTAGCGGAGGATTTATATATGGCAGAGACACTTGGAATCAAACTCGGGGGTACTAAAAATCGCCTGATTTGGAGTTACATTATGACCCTAAATGACGGACGCGGCATAACGGCCGCGAACACAAGGGACTGTACTTTTACAGATGTAGGCTCGTGGTATACCGGGCATAATGCCTATAGAGTTTTAAGGAGACGCGGAAACGAGTCATCTCAGACAACAACATCACATACATTTACATTCAACTTCACAACACCGATAAATGCTGTGAAAGTAATGTGGAGCAATCAAGGAAGCTCCGACAGCCGTAGACTGGACACGTTCAGGGTTCAGTATTCAGATGATAGTGTCAACTGGACAACCGCATTTGAACGGACAGGCATGACGGTTTCAGATAAAGCGGATGAGAAGATTGATGATTTAACTACTGATGGAAGAGCGCATAAGTATTGGAGAGTATATCAAAGCTCCAAAACAGATAATCACATTGATATTAAATGGCTTGACTTTGTGGTTAAGGTCTAGAGACAAAAGTGTTGAGGCCGCGTAATGCGGCCTTAATTAGTAAAGGAGAATAGAGCATGCTTAACATTTCGCTTCCAAGGGGCGACATGCGGAGTTTCCGCATCGCAGTAAAAGAACCTTCGGGTGAAATTACCGAAAGAACACTTGACGATATTTTCTTCACGGTCAAGAGAGTCTATCTCAGTCAAGAATTTAAATTTCAGAAAAGACTGTCCGCGGGAACTATTGTTAAAGACGAAGAGGGTTATTACTGCTTTAACATCCTTCCGTCCGACACGAACAATCTTGCATTCGGCACATATGACTTCGATATCGAAGTATTCAAGGACGGCGAGATCAAACAGACCACAATCGGAAAACTTACGCTGACTGCCGAAGTCACATATCAGAGTAATGAGGTAACAGCATGACAGATACTAGAACATTAAATGTTCCGCTCAATGATTTGGAAGAGGACCTGTCAATCGAACTGCTTGCAGGCGGTGGGAGCGGTATCCCCGCTGTTTGGGGAAACATCACAGGCACTATCACCAATCAGATTGACCTTGCCGAAAAACTCAACGAAAAGATTTCGACTCCTGACGGCGGTACTGTAGGGCAGTTCCTTCAGAAGACAGAGAACAGCACACGGTGGGCAGACGGAGAGAAGGGCGATAAAGGCGATACGGGCAACGGTATTTCGTCTATCGTAAAAACGGGATCTAGTGGTCTGATTGACACGTATACAATCACATTCACTGACGGCACAAGCACAACATTCAATGTCACGAATGGTAAGGATGGTTCCGGTGCGGATATTGACGTTGATTCCGCATTGTCTACAACGAGTACTAATCCGGTGCAGAACAAAGTCATTACAACGGCGTTGGATAGCAAGGCAAACACATCAAGTCTTGCAAGTGTCGCAACGAGTGGAAGTTACAATGACCTCAGTAACAAACCGACAATTCCTACTGTGCCGACAAACGTATCAGCATTCACGAATGACGCAGGGTATATCACTTCAAGCGGTGCGCCTGTGCAGTCGGTCAACGGTCAGACGGGGAACGTTCAGATTGATTCAATGGACATCGAGACCCTTGATGACGTAGCGGTCAATGTAGCAAGTGGCAATCCTGTGACCATATCCAATGCAACAAACGAAAATGCAGTAGGAATTACCGCAACGCTCGAACCTATTCAAGACCTGCACGGCTACGACCATCCATGGGCAGGGGGAACGGGAAAGAATCTGTTTAATTACGAGGAAGTAGAATCACTTTCAAATATAGTAAACAACAATGGTACATTCACAAATGCCGCTACAGACACAAGGACATATTTTGCGTTTACAGTTCAGCAATACAACGGAAGCACTTATGTCAAAGGCAACAATCTTAATATCTCGGCAAGCGGAAGATATTCTTTCCCAATTACAGTAGACTCTGCAATTACAAAGTTGCGCATTAAGCATAATGGGGCATCTAAGGAATTTCGTTTTGACTTTCCATTTACGAAAGAAGGGACGTTCTGCGTTTCGGTTGAGGTTACATCGGCAGACCCAACAACGATTGGAGGAGTTACTTTCAAAAACGTAATGATTGAGAGCGGTTCAACAGCCACCGCATACGCACCATATTCAAACATCTGTCCTATTACCGGAATCGAAAATCTTGAAATCGCAAACAACGGCACGACAGAAGTCACCGTTCAGTTAGGTCAAACAGTATACGGTGGAACGCTGAACGTTACTACCGGAGAATTGGTGGTTGATAAAGCGATGGTGGATTTGGGAACGCTGACATGGCTATATAACAATACGCAGTATCCTGACTGGGCGTTTTTCTATTCAACCATTCCAAGCAGAAAAGCGGGGTGGAATAATTTCATAAATTCTATGTATCCGCTCACATCTGCGATATATGACCGCACCAAAGACAAAGTTATAACAGGCACTCCATACTATAGCGGTAAAAATATTGTCATAAGAGATACATCTTATGATGATGCCGCATCTTTCAAAACCGCAATGTCCGGTGTTCAGTTAGTCTATGAACTCGCAACACCGCAAACAATCCAACTGACACCTGCCCAGCTCAACCTTCTGACAGGAACAAATATCATCAGTACAAACGCAGATGATTTGTCTGTCAGATATTACGCATCGGGAAAAGGTAATGTTGAGGGAAGTCTCACACTTCTGTTTGAAAAGGTGGAAGAACTGGAGGAGAGACCAACCGCCACAACCTACACGCTTTCTATGAGCGGTAACGTTATCACACTTACACCGAGTAGTGGGACGGCTTCGAGCATCACCCTTCCCGTATACAGCGGAGGTGTTACGGCATGAGTACCACAGTAACTTACAAAGGTCAGACCTTGACCACAGTCGAGAATCAGACGAAGACCTTGAACACGGCGGGAACGTGGGTGGAAGGTGATTTCACGCTGACGGATGTTACGCAGGGCGGTGGCGGTGAATGGACTACGGAAGGCATTTTGAAACGCACAGAGCCAAACGGAGCAATTACTATTGACGGGTATAACGTAACTACGCCATCCATTTTTCGGAATTGCACCGGAGTAACATCAGTCACGCTGAAAGATACAGAATTGAACCAATCAGATACGTTTAATGGTTGTACCGGAATCACAGAAATCAATTGTGCAGGGCATGTGATAAATGGCGGAAGTTCAACGTTTTATGGATGTACAGGTTTAACGAATGTCTATGCCGGTTCAACTGGCAGATTTAATGGAACGGGTGGAATGAGAAAATGCACAAATTTGCTGACAGCACGTTTCCCATATCACGGACTTGAAAAAAACGGAAACGAAACATACGCCAATTACTGTCAAATGGGAAATAGTTTTTTCCGAGAAGATGCGAAGTTGACACTCGTTGATTATGGTCATGCATGGGGTCAGTTCGCAGACTGTTTCAATGGTTGTACTGCATTGCGGACTCTTATTATTCGCAGAATTGACAGCGTGTGCGGTATTAACGCATGGTCAGCGAATGCAATGGGTGGTATCTACAACAACCCTACGGAATCCACAATTTATGTGCCACAGGCTCAACTCGAAAATTACAAGACCGCAACGAATTGGTCTACCGGATATGCCGCAGGACTTACCTTTTTACCAATCGAAGGGAGTGAGTACGAGTTATGATTAAAACCGAAACACTTACCATCGGCGGCAAGCAGTTCGTCCGAACATATTCTGACAATGGAATGATGATTCACGGCGGTTCACCGGAAGCAGATTACAGTGAAGCACTTGACCCCGCTGAACTCGGTAGAACGTACACCGAAACCGACATTCCGGTCGAAGGCGATGAAGCGACCGCCGAAGAAATCGTTGAGATTTTAACAGGAGAGAAGTAAGCACATGATTACAATTCAGAAAGCAAAAGCACTTCGCAAGAAGATTGAAAGCATGTCCGCAGAATTAACGGATGCCGATGCACTTGATGTTCCCGAATTATTTCCGAAATGGACGCTCAAGGAATACGCAGTAGGTGACAGAGTTCGCTATGAAGATATTCTGTACAAGTGCCTGCAAGCACACACATCGCAGTCTGATTGGACACCGGATGTTGCTGTCAGTCTGTGGGTAAGGGTTGATGACCCTTCGATTGAATACCCCGAATGGCGACAGCCCACAGGAGCGCAGGATGCTTACGCAAAAGGGGAGAAGGTCAGCCACAACGAAAAACACTGGGTCTCCGATGTTGATAACAATGTTTGGGAACCCGGCGTGTACGGGTGGACAGAGACGAAATAACAGCCACGCTATAACGTGGCTTTTTTGATGGAAAGGGGGACGGGATGATTTCAGTAAAACAATTCATTACAGCCTATACCGGATGGGCAAAGGACGTAGACGGCGCGGCTGGGATCCAATGCGTTGACCTTGCCAAAGAACACTTCAGGATTGCCGGGGATCCTAACTGGCAGTCCGCGATCGGCGGAGATGGCTATGCGGATAATATTTGGTATAACAGGCAAAGATGGGCGGAATGGTACGAGTTTATTGACAAAAAGAGTGGATTCAAAGATGGCGATATGGTCTTATTCCCTCACAGAAACAGGGGAGGATGGACACATCCGTCTAGTCACGTCTGCTTTTATTATCAGGGCAAGGAATTCGGAACGAACCAAGGGCAGAAACCGGCCTGTCTTAAATTGACTGATTGGTCGGATGCGCTGGGAGCCCTGAGATGGAAAGCGTGGGCCCGGGAGACACTTCCTTACGGATATACCAAGCTGATTCGGTCCGGTATCACAGCGCTTGTCTATCGAGGCAATAGCGCCGCCGGATATGGGTTACATGTATTATCCGCAAACAGCGCAACAGGCCTGATGGATATTGAGGCTTTTGATACCGATCAGGTCAAAAAGGTGGCGGTTGTGAACGCCGGTTACTTCCAAATGTCGGAAGGAATGGCGGATCCGTATGGTACTCACTATGGCGTGGAACAGGATAGTGCGGCTGGCAACAGCTACACACAGGCACCGAAACAGGCTGGGATCTTGGCATTCTATGAAACCGAGGACGGCAATTGTGGGTATTGCACAGCGGACCAGTATTTTGGCACTCCTGAAGAGGTAAACTTCGCGATCACTCCATATGCTGTCCGGATCCATAAAGGCAATAAAGTCTTTGGAAGATCCGTGAATTATGGCGATAAAGACGATACTCCAAACACACAGACGGCCGCCGTAAAATTTGACAACGGTGACTGGGCGGTGGCGGTATTCCCGGACAAGATCTGTCCGCGTGATACTGTCACTTTTTTTGATAACTTCTCCGGAGTTGAGGAACTGATCCTGATGGATTCCGGCGGATCTTCACAGATGCGTGTATGGAACACCACCTCGGAACAGATGGAAAACAAGCTCTATACAGGGCGGAAGATTCCGAACGTATTAGTTATTGCCAAACTCACTTACACGTCTGAGAAGCCGGTTGCTGAAGAGCTGGAGCCGGTTGTGACACCGATTGTTGTTCCGGTTACGGAAGAGAAAGAAGATGAGGATGAACCAATGACAGAAACGCCTACTCCGATTGAAACGGAACCGGTACAGGACTGGAAGGATCCGGAGCCTACAGCCGGGACAACCTTGCTGGAAAGATTGGCGGCACTCCTGAGCGTGAAGTCAATTATCACATTATTCCTTACTGCCATTTTTGGAATGCTGGTACTGAAAGGGGAAGAGCTCCCGGATAAATTCGTATCGATTTATACGATGTGCATAAGCTTTTTCTTCGGTTACCAGTTTAAAAAGGCGGAGACAAAGGAATGACGGATGAAGAACAGCGGATGCGGGAGCTGAAGGAAGCTAACCGGAGGCTCCTCGCAGAAAATACAGAATTAAAAATTGAAATAGCGCGGTTGAAAGGCCGTCTTGAAATGGATGAAGCCTTCATGTGCGGAAAGGACGTGCCTATATTATGAGACAAGATATTCTTGCCGTATTGCTTGCGGCCTTAGCCGCGCCGGGATTTTGGGAAGTGATTAAATTACTCATTGAGAAGATCAATGAGAGTATTACCGGCCGGAAGAAAGCAACGCTGGATGAGATTGCCCAAAAGATGGATGCCCATCAGAAAGACATTGACGCCCTGAAAGAATCATTCGTAAATATGCGGGATGCGGAAGAGATCAAAGACGCACAGGCGGCCCGGAGACGGATCCTACGCTTTAACGATGAGATATTGTTGGAGGTGGACCACAGTAAGGGCTATTTCGATGACGTGCTTTCCGACATAGACTTATATGAGAGGTTTTGCGCGGAGCACCCCAGCTTCCCGAACGGTAAGACGATCATGGCTACAGAGAACATCAAGGCATGCTATAAGCAGTGCCAGCAAAAACATAACTTCCTTGAATTTCAGAAAAAGTAGAAAACCCTCCGGCTTCGGCTGGAGGGACCTTTTTTTGTGGCACCATAAATGGCACCAAACTTCCTGAAAACCCCGGTAATTTCTGACAGTGAGAGGCAATAAAAGCACGTAAATACGCGGGTGTGACACCAGCATGCATGGTTATATTGTCTCCCGTATTCCCGACTATATGACAAAAAACCGCATATCAATGCGGTTTTCTTATGCGCTGGCACCAAAATGGCACCAAATTCCATATCATTTCCGGCAATTATTGATTTTCTGAACCAATTCATTGTCGCTTTCCTGAAGTAAATGCGTATACGTCTGTAAGGTTTGCTCAATGGATGCGTGGCCAAGCCGCTTGGATACGGCAACGATATTTGCCCCGTTGTTGATAAGCCATGTCGCGTGACTGTGGCGGAGATCGTGGAGCCGGATCCTCCGGACACCGGTTTTCTCAATTGCCTGAGAGAAGTACCGGGCGATGGTTGTTACCGCAAGTGGGCACTCCCCGCCAAACAGATACGGTCCGGGCTCGGCCATCAGCGGCATCAGATCCTTTTGGAGCTTTTCATCAACTTGAACACGCCGGGACGTTTTCGTTTTGGTCGGTTTTAGGCCCTCCTTGGCCGTTTCCTGACTGGCATGAACATTCAGCCATCCATCTTTGAAATCGGCTTTCTGAAGGGCAATGGCCTCCCCTCGGCGCATTCCTGTCCAATACAGCGTATCAAAGAACAGCGCATACAGCGGATTTTCAACCCCGGACCGGAAGAGGGCGTACTCCTCAGGGGTCCATACCTGAACCTCACTCATGATCTCCGCGTCTGTAGGTTTCAGGCGCTTCAGGACCGCCGCCGGGTTCTTCATGTCATAGACGTCATGGGCAAACCTGAATACCCCGGACACGTACATGATCGCCATGTTCTTTGTGGCGGTCGAAGAATGCGGGTCGGATGCCAACGCCGTTCTCCATTCAACTAACTGTGCCTTGGTGATCTTCTCAATAGGGATATCAAGGTACTCGGTAAACCGTTTTTCAAAATGCTGGCGGTGGTGGGACTTGGTTTCCTCTGACGGCTGGGTTGCGGATTCCCAAAGATTCCACATATCCCGGAAGGTTGCGGAGGTGGATATATACGTACTGTCCTCCAGCATGCGCCGTTCCTCCGCCTGTGCATTCCGCTTTCCCTGAATGCCGCGTTTCTTTTTCGTTTTCCAATTCCCTGTGACGGGATCCTTTACCTTGATCTGAACAAAGTAAAGTTGTTTCTTTTCATCCGTACATTTAATCATTAATAAGCCTCCATTCTTTTTTTTGTATCCAGCTCGGATGTGCTAGAATGTAGGCGAACTTAAAAGTGACCGTCCAATCGCTATATAGTTCACCCTGATCTCCGCGGTTGCCGCCGCTGGGATCTTTTTTATTTGCTAGTAACTTGCGACAAACTTGCAACAAACTTGCAACCATCTTGCAACCAATGGTTTCCCGGTTTTGCGTTACATAGTTACGGTAAACATCCAAACTGTGAACACCGCTAAGGTTAAATCAATAATGGTTTTAACGGGCAAAGACTTAAAAACAAACAAAACCGTAACTGAAAGTATAACAGTTAGTAACGTTTTTACTGACATTTTTGCACCTCATCGCTTGGATACCTGAGCAACAAGCAAACCAATCACCCGGAAACACTGGTTCTCCGGCTCAATCGGAATCGGCGGGTATTTGTCATTTGCTGGCATCAGGTACACTGATCCACCGTTTTGTGAAAATTTTTTGCACGTTGCGATATTATCATCAATACAGAAACAACCAATCTGACCGTTCTCAATAGAAGAGGTTTTTTTAAATATAAGGATGTCTCCATCTTTGATCCCCGCACCGGTCATGGAATCGCCGTGGGCTGGCTGTGCGAAATACTCGGCATGTTTATTTGGTAGCGTACTTGTTGGAATAGTGAACATTTCGGTAATCTGATCGTCAACGAATAATCCGGTACCACAGGAGAGCTCTTCATACAGCGGGATTGTAGTAGTAGAGACCGGATAGGGGAGCTGAACAGGAACTGTATCTTTTTCCAACGATATTTCCGTATCAATGGCATTTAGGAAATCATTCAGCGTCATATCGCAAGCGTATGCAAGCTTTTTAATATTGCTGAGAGATGGCATCATCTTTTTGTTGCCCTTGTTGTTTCTGAAGTCATTTTCAAGCTGAGAAATAAATCCCTTGGTAAGCCCAGCTTTATCAGCAAATTCTTGCATGGTGTAGCCGTGTTCCTTCCGCCATAAGTGAATAAACTTTGATAGTTCCATGTGTGCACCTCCTTTCTGTGTTTAAATGTTTGTACATTAACTATACTCGAAAAGTTTAAAATTTCAAACAAAAACCATTGACTGTCAGAGTTTAAAGGTTTAAACTCTGTTTAGAAAGGAGAACAGGGATGGAACAGAATAACATATCGCTTTACAAAATCCGTGAGCAGAGAGAAAAGGCAAATTTAACTCAAGAGCGTCTTTCTGTATTATCCGGCGTTTCAAGATCCCTTATTAATCAGTTAGAGACTGGCAAGATTTCATCGACCACAACAGACACGTTGAAAAAACTTGCGGCGGCTCTGAACTGTGAAGTCGGGGATCTTGTTTAATTTTGCCTAAAAGTTTAAACGCTTAAACGGACGGTCATTGAAAGAAAGGAGATTAGGGCGAATGGCAAAGATTAAGGCATTAGTAAAGGATCCGGGAAAGACACCGGAAATCATGGAAGTTGAGAACACGCTGGAAGGACTTCAGGAGCTTATCGGCGGGTACATCGAAGTGGTCACAAAGATTCCGGGACAGTTGGTCATGCTGGTTGATGAAGAGGGCAAAATGAAAGGCCTCCCGGTAAACTTCATGGATCATCAGATCGATGACTTCATTGTTGGCAGAGCGGCATTCCTTGGCGAGGCCGGGGAAGAATTCACGGACGTTCCGGAAGATATCGCGCGGGACATTATTGAGACCATGCCGACAGTTGATCCGGATTGGTGGGGAAACGCATGACGCGGGAAGAGTTGCTCCAAAAGATTTACCTCACAAAAGCGGATATCCAAGCGCTGTTTGGGGTAAGCCGGTTGGCGGCGGATAAGATCTTCCGTTATGCCATGGCGGTTGATGATGAGGAATTACAGTTCAAACCTTGGCCTAACAGGGTCAGACAGAAAAGTGTCCTGAAGGTTCAGGGCATCAGCTTCAAAGAGTTGGAAAGACAAATAAAAAGTGCTCCCAGTCTTGGCGGACAGAGCACCATAGCCGATTAGAAAGGACGGCTTTAACACATGAAGAATAGCACATTTACACGGTTTCTTGCAAACCACATCGATTACTCAGTTCCGGATTTCTTTGAGTTTTGGGGCGCGTGCTATTGGGCCGCGCTTACCGGGGTGATGCTGGCAGTTGTCCTGTACTTGGGGGTCTACTACTTATGAGCACACGCAAGACCGGTGGGCAGACACCTACACAGCTGGACGCTAAGAGAATGGCGTCCGAGATCCTGAAACAGCTGAAGGCTGAAAAGGCAACAGTTGAATTTGTAAGAAAGCTCAGAACAGAGCTTAGAAAACAGGCCGAAACGGCCCGTATCTGAGGAGGAGAAAATGATGAACATTACATGGTTTAACAAGGAACAACAGGCGCGCCCGGTAAATCCGGCGGATATCACAATCAGAAAATCGCCCAAGACAGGGGTATACAGCATCCTTGTCCGGAACGGAAACGCGGAGCTCATGAGTGAAACCGGATATATCCGGCTGGGAGTGCCTGAAGAGGACAGAAACATTCTCGTATTCATGGCCGCGTCAAGGAAAGACGGCTGGAAGCTGGCACAGTACAACAATCACCCTGATATCAAAATCGCACAGTTTTACACCGGTAAGATCCTTGACCTCTTAGCAAGGTTTGAGGGCGATTACAACCTCGATATCAGCGATGACAATCTGTTTTACATCAATAGAAAGGAAATGCTGTAATGGTCGGATTACTTATTGTCATGGCAATCACATTGCTGATTTGCATTGTGTTCATGAGCTCATTGCTTGCATTGAGCATCAAACAGGAGAAGGCATTCGAGGCCTACAGAGCGCTTACTGAGGATCGGTTTCAGATCTCTGAAGAGGTAGAGCGCAATGTGCTGGAAATATTGGACGCATACCCGGAGTTGTTCAGGGAGTTACTTGCGGAGGCGGATCAGATTTACCGCTCCAGCAAAGACATACTTGCCCTTGCCAATGAGAAGGCCGAGCACTCCCGCAAGACGATCCAAGCTACACGGCTGTTACAGTCACAGCTGGCAGAGCGGAAAGAGGCGTTCCGGTTCGTTGAAGCTGAAGAGGATCCGGAGGACCCGAGATCATGACAGATGAAATGGCAGAAATGAATTACGCGCGAAGGGACCCACAGTTCTTTGATGAGGAGGCCGCCCTAAAGGCGGACCTTCTCAAGGCGTGGAATGAGCTGAAGGAAAAGCTGGAAGAGGCTGACACAATTATCAATCGAATTGTTGACATGGATAAGACCGCGGACGCGTTTGTAACGAGCACGTTTATCAGCGGCGCATTGGATAGAGCGGAAAGGAATGCTGAATGATGGAAGGAATTGATTTCAAGACACAGCTGGATCTGAATGCAAAGCTCCAGCATAAGAAAAACAATCTGAGAAAAGCGCTGGCAAAGAAAGGAATGCTAAAGCGTGAGGGAGATAACAATTTTGACAAGTACAAGTATTTCTCCGAGGCACAGTACAAGCTCCTGTTTACAGAGCTCTTCAGTGAAGCCGGGCTGGAGCTGAAATTCACTGAGGTGTCCTATGAGGAATGCGCTGGTACTGAGAAGATGCGGAACGGCCGGAGGGTCCGCCTGTTATTCACTCTCATGGACACAGAGACCGGATATGGCGAGGAATCGATCATAACTGGAGAAGCGTTCGATAAAGGCGATAAGGCCGGATACAAGGCTTATACGGGCGCATACAAGTATTACCTTGCAAGCACGTTCGGAGTTGCGACAGGTGACGATCCGGAGAAGCCGGACAAGGAAGAGGCGGCCGAGAAAAAGCCTACACAGGCTGGATCTCAGAAACAGGCGCCGGGTGCTAAGGCAACGCCTAATCAGGTGGCAATCCTGAAGCGGGTATACAGAGACGATAACAGGGCGAAGTTGCTTGAGCGGTACAAGGTTTCCAGCATTGAGGAAATCCCGGCTCAGGCGGCCTCGGAACTCATTAAACAGCTGGAGGCTATTCAGAAAGCAAAGGAGGCGGCTGAGAATGAATGATCTGATTATCAAAAGCGATGGCCATTGGCTGATTGACCCTCAGGCGGTATCAGTCATTGCGGAATATACAGTTGCTATCAAAGCGGCTGAGAAACAGTTGGATGAATTGAAAACGCGGTTGGCTGAAGAGATGAAGGCAAAGAACATCATTGACCTTGAGGCTGATGATGGAGAGGTTGCCGTTTCCGTTAAGTACATTCTTCCAACAGACGTGGAGACGTTCGATAAAAAGCAGTTCCGGAAAGACCACCCGGCTCTGTATGACCGGTACATCAGCATGAAGAAAAAGGCGGGATATATCACCGTGAAGGTAAAGTGATGGATTACACGGTCAATATCAATGGCCATTGCCTTGAGTATATTGATGAATCGCATCTGTACGTTGTGGACGGGATCATTGTCCCGTCCGTAACACAGATCCTGAAGTACAAGTTCGGCGGCATGTACGGAAAGGTGGATCCGGCGGTGCTACAGAGAGCGGCCGATAAAGGAACAGCTGTCCATGATGCAATCGAAAAGTATTGCAAGACCGGGGAAGAATCAGAGCTTCCGGAGGTTCATAACTTCCAGTTCCTGATGGACCAGTATCACTTCCAGCCGGTGGACAACGAGGTGCCGGTAATTCTGTTTGGCCGCAACCATGAACCGTTGGCGGCCGGAAGGTTGGACCTTGTGCTCAGGGAGATGGATCACTTAGGGCTGGGTGATATCAAGCGTACCTCGGTCCTTAACAAAGAGTATCTTGCGTATCAGCTGAACATTTACCGCATTGCTTATCAGCAGTGCTATGACACATCAATCGATTTTCTCAGGGGTGTTCACCTAAGAGAGGACGTAAGGAAATACGTGGAAATCCCAATCAATGAAGAAATGGCTTGGGAGTTAGTGGAGGAATATATCAATGAATAAGGTTGTATTGATCGGACGCGTTACAAAAGACGTTGAGGTCCGGAAAACAAATAGCGGAAAGAGCTTCACGCGGTTCACTCTTGCGGTGAACAGGCGCGGTAAAGACGCCGGGGCAAACTTCATAACATGCGTTGCATGGGAGAAAACCGCGGATCTTCTCGGATCGTATGTGAAGAAAGGCAATCAGGTCGGGATCTGTGGACGGATTGAAACCGGCAAGTATGAGGACCGTGACGGCAAGACCGTTTATACAACGGACGTAATGGTTGAGGAGGTGGACTTCCTTGAACCGAAGGGATCCTCTCCAGCTCCTGAAGAGCCTACACAGTCGGATCTTCCGGAAATCAACCCTGATGATCTTCCTTGGTAATCATGATTGGAAAACCGGAAAAGCTGATTCAATGGCTATTCAATCAGGACCGGGAAAAACTGTTTGAGATAAAAGCACATAAGGAGAAGCGCTCATTGAATGCAAATGCGTATGCATGGGCATTGATCGGAAAGGTCGCGGACGCAATGAGGCTGAGTAAGGATGAGTGCTATCTCCTGATGCTCAAGCGGTACGGTCAAAGTCAATTGGTAAGCGTGCTGTCAGAGGTGAATATGTCCGGATACTTCAAATATTACGAGGACGCCGGAACCGCAATTCATGACGGCAAAGGATACACGTATTACAGGCTGTTTAAAGGGTCATCTGAGTACGATACGCACGAGATGGCAGTTCTTATTGATGGGATAGTTTCTGAGGCTCAGGAGCTCGGAATCGAGACGTTACCGCCGGATGAGATCCAGCGTCTTACTAAGAGGTGGCAAGCGTGAGCCGGTCGCTGGTATCAGACAAAAAAGAATGCTGGGTGTGCGGAACAACGACAGACCTACACAGGCACCATGTATACCCGGGGACCGCTAACCGGAAGAAATCGGAACAGGATGGTTGCTGGGTATACCTGTGTGCAACACACCACAACATGAGCAATTACAGTGTTCATTTCAACAAAGAGTTAGACAGGAGGTTAAAGGCTTATTGCCAAACCTTGTGGGAGAAGAAATATGGCGATAGGACGGCATTTATCCATAGGTTCGGCAAGAGTTACCTGATATGAGAAGAATCAGAAAGGGCGCTGGTAAACATGCCAAACAGGATCATTAAGGAAAGTATTTGTGCGAGTGATGAGATAGACAATCTCACATGGTTTGAAGAGGTGTTGTTTTACCGGCTGATTGTGAAGTGTGACGATTTCGGACGATATGACGGGCGTCCGAAGATTATCAAAGGACAGTGTTTCCCTCTGAAGGACATAACAGTTAAGGATATCGAGAAAGGGCTCAATAAGTTATCGGCGGAAGGTTTGGTCAAGCTCTATACAGTGGATGAGCGGCCGTTCCTTCAATTGACTACTTGGAGTAAACATCAGACTATCCGGAACAAAAAGAGCAAATACCCATCAGTTGAAGATGGAAAGTTACAAACGAGCACACTTGAAAGCAATTGCATGCAATTGAATGTAAATGTTCCCGTAATCCAATCCAATCCAATCCGAATCCAATCCGAATCAGAAACCCCGGCGGAGCCGGATCCCAAAGCTGTGCTTACCGAGAATGCCAAAGAGGTTATCGATTACCTGAATTCAAAAGCTGGTACTAAGTACCGGTATTCAGAAACGTCTTTGCGGCATATCAGGGCACGGCTCAATGAGAAGTATTCTGTGGACGATTGTAAGGCCGTTATAGACAAGAAAACGGCTGAATGGATGGGAGACGCCAAGATGCAACAATACCTCCGCCCTGAGACGTTATTCGGCTCCAAATTCGAGAATTATCTCAATGCGCCGGAGGCCAAACCGAGGGGAGAGGTATTGCCGGAATGGTATGACACAAATCCAAAGCGCGGGGATCAAAAACTTGCGACAGCCGAAGAGATTGAGGCGGTAAAGAAATTGCTGGGAGGTAAGACTGATGGATGAATTAAAACCCTGTCCATTCTGTGGTGCGCTGGCAACGCTGGTCAGGGCTGGAGAAACCTACACGGTGAAGATCCGGCACAGCAACGATTGTTACCTCCACAAGATAATCATTCCCGGATCCTTTACTAAGGAAGCGGTTGTCCGGAAGTGGAACAGGAGAAAGTGATGTTTGAATGTTTCAATTGCTTACAACGTGCCGTTGTATGGCAGGCAGACTTTGACTTTGAAGATTACGGAATCGAGGACCGGAAAGGCATAGTACACACGCTGGTATGCAGTAATTGTGGCGCGGATATTGTGTACTATGTCCCGTCCTTCCGGGAAGGCACTGAAGAGGTGGCACCGGAATCAGGAGGAGACAATGACTAAATATCAGGTCCCGTGCGATTTATGCACATTTTCCCCGCCGTCAAGTTTTGATGGGAAACCATGCAGTATGTGTCCAGCGCTGGGAAAGCGTACAAAATCGGTTACTAATTGGCGGGAAGAGATCGCAAACGGCCAATACCACAATGCAATAACAACCTTGGTCAGATCCATAGGGACGTTGACTTATGGGAAGATGCGCTGGTTCGAGCAAAGCAACGGGCAGTGGTATGACCGGGACAGAGGCGACTACATATCGCTGGAGGAAATGACAGGCAGAGTTATTGATGCCGTGAGAGAAGCGGAGGATTATTGAGTGACTATCGATGAATACAGAGAGCTGGTAAAGAGGGTCAGTGATGCTCAGGGTGAGCTGAATCAGGCGGTGTATCAGGACCTACAGAGACTGGCGAGCGCTGAGAGTGAAAATACAAAAAATAAGGTCCGGGAAGCGTATGTCAGGGGCGCTGAGGAAATATGGGAAGCTGTGAAGCTGATGCGGACAATGAGCCCTGATGAATTCAGTGATTTCACCGGTCCGGGGATCAATGACATTTATGGAGTTGCCGCGGCTGATGTTATAAACCTATACAACGCCTACAAAGCCGAAAAGAAAGCGGAGGCTGAAAAGCGGGAAATCCATGTTGGCGATGAGATCTATTTCTACGGAAAGTTTGGAATTGTCCTTGTGATTGAAGACGGGGAGTGCTCGGTAATGTTCCCTGATAGAGCGTATGCAATGCGTACAAAAGTAAGCGAATTAGCAAAGACAGGCAGAAACTTCAAAGACGCGAGGATGATTGCGGATGCCATAAAGGCTCTACGGAAGGAAATGGAATGACAGTAGCGATATGGATCATTGCGATATGTGAGGTTGCCCGGATGGCTCAGAATGCTATCCAGTTGCATTCCCTCATGAGTGAGGCAAAGGACCGCAAGTGGGCTTATCAGGAGTTTGTTGATTCCCTGAAGGATACCGACAAGGAGTTCGTAAAGAAAGTGCTGGAGGAGATCGAGCTACATGAGACGGCTGATTGATGCGAATGCACTGTTAATGGATGCGATTGAAAGGTTTTATAGAACCGGAATAAACAGAGAAGCGGTAAACATTTTGGATTTGCTGATTTCAAATGCACCGACCATAGACGCCGGGCCGCGCTGGATCCAATGTAGTGAGCGGCTACCGGAAAACATGGAACCCGTAAATATTACATGGGTAAACCGTGACCCCGGACCGTATTACATGCACATAAAAGACAAGCCGTTTACAGCAACAGGGATTTATTTCAAAGGGCAGTGGTATTGGTGGTCATCAACGTGCGCGGACATGCTATGTGAGTACTGGCACACTTGGATTGATAGCGTGGATGATGGCATAGAAATAACCGCGTGGATGGCGTTGCCGAAGCCGTATGAGGTGAAAGAATGAGTGAGTTAGAGAAACTGATATTAGTTGTTTTGACAGCGTTGGCTTGCCCGCTTGCACTTCCGGTAGTTATTGAGGTAGAAGAATGATTGATTCGTTGCTTGGATGGTTTGGGGAGGAGAAATGAACTATGATCCGGTGAAAGTGGCGTATATAGACGGGCGGTTGCGTGGGATGAGCTACACCGCGGCAAAGGTGGCGGATCTCTACGATCAGTTACAGATAGTTCAGATCGAGTTAAACACCGGGCTTCCTAAAAGCCCAAGGATCAAGAGCAAGGAGGAGGCTTTCTATAAGCAATCTTCCCCGGTGTATCACAACAGGTATGCGGAGCTGGCAAACCGTGAGGCGATCCTTTACTACCAATACCGGAGGTACGCGGATGAACTAAACGAGCTGGGAGAGTTTCTATCTTCCCTGAGTTCGGAAGAGGTCCACCTCCTGATATGGCGGTACGAGTACGGAAAGACCTACGAATCGCTGGGGCGGAAGTACCACATGGACAAATCCGCAATGCGAAAAAAAATCAATGGAATACTGGCGAAATTCTGAAACTTGCCACAAGTGTATTGCAATTCCCCTGTATAATGGGACCGGGACCAATATTGGTCGGCATAAATATCCCATTCAGGGGCGGTTGTAACGCAGGCAACCGCCTTTTTGTTGGGCAGAGCCCTAAGGCTTTTCGGTTACTGGATGTTCTCATACTCAATCCTCCTTCTATTTTGATGCACGCATTCAGCTTCTCCTTTCACTTGGGGCTCTTACTTATTGGTAAGCAATATGGAAGATGATGTTAAGGTTGTTAAATCGCGTGAAGATCTGAAGAGGATATCCGATCAGGACCGGAGCCCTTGCGGGCAGTGCCTACAGAGGGAAAAGTGTGAGGCCCAGTGCCGGACATACCGGAAGTGGGCAAAGGAGTACCGGCGGAGAAGATATTTATGAAACCGCGACAGCTGAAAATTGAATACCTGAGTTTGGATGAGCTCACACCTTATGAAGGAAACGTAAAGCGTCACCCGAAGGAACAGATTGCTCAGATTGCGGAATCAATTACGGATTATGGGTTCAACGATCCAATTGCAATCGATGAGAACGGCCTGATTATCGAGGGACACGGGCGTTATGAGGCGTGTAAAGAGTTGGGAATGGATAAGGTCCCGGTAATTCGGTTAAACGGGCTCACAGACGAGGAAAAACGAGAATACATTATTGTTCACAACAAGATCACCATGAATTCCGGTTTCGATATGAAGAAGCTGAAGCTGGAGCTTAACAAGTTGCCGAAGTTCAAGTTCGACACCTACAAGCTGGATTTCAAATTCATGCAGGATCACGATTACAAGAAGAAAACCCGGGAGAGTGTGCTGAATATCCTTAACTTGGGATATGCACAGTTTGAAGGGGTCGGCAAATATGACATTCCGCAGATACAACCGGTATATGAGTTGCCGGAAGGTATTGAAGAATGGATTGGGTTCAATTACGTATTGTCCGATCAGAATCCTGAGAACAAAGCGGTACATTTCTTCATTGATGATTACCAGTTTGAACGGGTATGGAATCGCCCGGATCAATACATTAGTTACCTGAAGCGTTACAAGTGTGTGTTGAGCCCTGATTTCAGCCCATATGGCGACATGCCACTGGCTACACAGATTTACAACCATTACCGCAAGCATTGGATTGCGGCGTATTGGCAGTCACATGGGATCACGGTCATTCCAACAATCAGGTCCAGCACGGATCCGAGAAGTCTTGCGTTCTATTTGGACGGTGAGCCGAGGGGTGGAGTGGTCGCCTATTCAACAATGTGGGGAAACAGTACAGATGCCCATACACAGTCAGCATTTCGTAACGAGTGGAAGAAGATGCTGGGAGAGCTACACCCGGCCGCGGTGGTACTCTATGGCAACGAGCTTCCCATGATGCACGGTGATAACGTAAAATTAATTAAGATACCGAAGTTTACGGAAACGAGATGGCCGGAGGAGGACCGGCGGGAGGAAAAATGAGTAAGGGATTACCTGATGGGTACGAGGAAATGTCCCATGTTGCTCAGGTATGCACCCTGATGGAATGGGGCATATTTGATGACGATGGCTTTGCCGGGATCCGGGAAGATGCGCCGGATGACGTGAAGGCGGCCTACAAAGCGCTGAAAGCCGAAGAGGATGAGGCGCGTAAACGGGGAGAAATATTGGATTAGAAAGCGGCCGAGAATGCCGCTTTTCCTATGGAGGCAATATGGCAAAAGGTGAGAGAGGTGGCAAGCATAGAGGCGGGACCGGCGGAGTTGTACAAAAAGGTGGAACAGCACAGCCGGTGAACACGGATCTTTCAACAAATACGCGAAACGTGTATGAGCTGTCTGATTTTCTGAAAAGGAATTATGGAATAACGGTTGATGAAAACGCGCTTTCCCAAATGGACTTTAAGACCCTTTGGTCACAGGCGGAGGGTATCGAGGAGGCCTACAGAGCGTTTCCTGAGTTAAAGCCGTTGCTGAATAGCGATTTAGGGGCGGATGTACTTGGGTTTGGAACTAGAGGAAATCCTGTCAATACAATTAGAATACTGGGAGAACGCACACAATCAAACGTTTATGCAACCATGAGCTCAAATGGATTTCTGAATATTGGAAATGCGATCAGAAAGAGCCCGGACCTGATGCGGTTGCTGAATAGTTATGAAAATACCGTTCAGATGGGGTTCCACCCTGCGGGTACAAACGCCTCACACATTTCATCGCATGAGCTTGGTCACTTAATGGTGAATCTTGTTAAGAACGCTGAGGGCGGTGGATATATCGGCCATTATTGGGGAAGTGATACAGCAAATAGTATTGTGAAAAATGCGTGGAATTCCCCTGAAATGAAAGCTATCAGAAAGCAGTTCAGAACAGACCGTGGTAGGGAAATGTCCATAGGAGAAGGCCGAAGGCTTATTTCCTCATATGCAACGGAAAATAATCACGAGACGGTTGCGGAAGCGGTCGCGCAGTATTCAGCGGTAGGTAGTAATTCGCCGGTGTTCACAAGGGCAATTGTTAAAGAACTCAAGGCACGGATGATCCAAGCTACACAGACAAACAGCCGGATACATTGATTGAATAAAAATGTCGCCTGATAAGCGACATTGGATGAACAGAAAAGTAGAATAATGTTATTGAGGAGAGATTGGTATGAAGACCACAGTTGAATATCCCAAGCTTTGGAACCTTTGGTCCAACATGCGGAAAATCGGTTGGATACAGGAACAGTATGGGGAGTACAACGAGGAAAAAGATATCCTTGAGATGAAAAAGGACACCCCTAAAGAGATCATGGATCTGTACAACAAGTTATGGGATGAGGTTGAAGCCCAGCAAGCCAACGGACAGGACGTTGATTAAGAGCTGAAACCCTACAGGCGGCGGAAGCCGCTTTTTTATTTTCGGAGGAAAGCATATGGCGAAAGGCGAGAGGGGCGGAAAGCATAGAGGCGGGATCGGTGGGAGACCGCAACCTGTATCGAATGAGGACCTTTCAACAAACACCAAAAACTTACGGGAATTAGCTGATTTTTTTGCCCGAAACTATGGCGGGTCAATGGATGAACAGTCATTATCCGGAACGGATTTCAAAGTTCTTTGGTCACAGATCGAAGGCATTGAGGAGACGTACAGGGCATTTCCTGAATTAAGGCCGTTATTGCGTAGTGACAGAGGAATGGATTTGATTAATAACGGAAACAGGACCCAGCCTACACACTGGATCGAAATAATGGCCGGCGGCAACGATGGCAAGGCCTATGCAACAATGAACGGCTTTGGCCAGTTAAGGATTGGTCCAGCCTTACAAAGACATAAAGACTTAGTGTCATTGATGGGCGCATACGAGAGGGACGTTGCAAGTTATTATCACCCGCAAGGCACTAACGCCTCACACCTTTCCTCACATGAGCTTGGCCACCTGATGGTTGATCTTGTTAAAAGCGCTGAAGGCGGTGGAATTTGGGGCAACCATTGGGGCTTGGACACGGCGGAGAGCATTGTAAATAATGCATGGAATTCGCGCGGAATGAAAACCGCGAGGAAACAGTTTAAAACAGACCGCGGAACCGAGCTTACTATCGATGCGGCGAGACACTTTATATCCCGTTATTCGGACCGTAATTATCACGAGACGGTTGCTGAGGCAGTCGCAGAATATTCGGCATTAGGAAATAATGCACAACCATTTACAAGGGCGATTGTCAAAGAGCTCAAGACGAGAATGAGAAGAGCTACAAAAACAAATAATCAGATACAGTAAGCGGAGTAAACCGCTTTTTATTTGGAGGTAAACAGATGGCAAAAGGCGATAGAGGCGGACAGCGGTACGGCGGCGATAGCGGTGGTGTTCCATCCTTCACAAATACGTCCCCGGTAGCATTCCGGCCGGAGACGGCCGAGCAGAAAGCTTACAATGACACACAGTTCAACGCATTAAACGCACAGTTACAAAGAAACTACGGCCTCACTCTTGATGAAAGCCTGAGAGACCGAGTTGATTTCAAGGGGATCCGGGACAGCATTTATGGAGTTGAATCCGTTTTAAGAGAATTCCCGGGAGCGGCACAGTATCTTGCTGGTATGAGGCTGGAGGCCAGTGACGTTGATCCGAACGCATATGCGGCGGCAAGCTCATACTCAAACAAGGTCATGCTTGGAAGCGGAATGTATATGGATTATGACACAGTGCGCTTACTCATGCAGAATGACGTGGAGCATGGATGGCACCCGAAGGGATCGAGCGCAATCAGTGTAGCCCAGCACGAGATGGGTCATATGGTTTCATATGCGGCGGCGAGAAGACTGGGAATGGATATTTCCACACAGGAATCCAAGAACCTTGCAATGAAAACAATTGTTGATCGGGCAATGGCCAATCCAGCGGTATCGAATTGGATGAAAACAAACAAGCTTACCAATAGAACTGCGAGAAAATCCATTTCCGACTATGCGAACGTCAGCTACAGAAACGGTGCGCCGAACTATAACGAAACAATTGCGGAAGCTGTATCTGATTACATGTCCAACAGATCGAGGGCAAATGTTTTTTCGCGGGCGATTGTCCGTGAGCTGAAGAACGCGTTCAGATGATGCGGTAAATCCGCTGGAAAGGAGCGGATATGCCAAAAGACAAAAGGGGCGGAAAGCACGCAATGGCCGATCCAAGCAATAAAGCAAGCCCCGATACAAGATTTCAGTATTTGGCGTCTAATGTTGTTGGACATATAAGTGATGCGGTGTACAGCGCGGTCATACAGTATTCCGAGCTGTTAGGTGATGACGTGTCGATGGTGCTTGAGCGCGAACTACATATCATAATGAAAAACAACACGGATCGAAACATTGAAATTTACAGTGAATGATTTATACTGTAATTGGAAATTGAGCGCAAGGAAAGCCGTGCTTGCCGGTATCACGCCTCGTGATACGCCGGAGATGTGGGGGGAGGGTGTCCCACCAATTTCCAAAACAAAAGCCGTTCAGCAATGAATGGCTTTATTTTTATGTAATCTTAATAGCCGTCTACGGTAAGCATACCGCGGGCGGCTTTTTTTATTGGTCATGAGAGAATATAAAAGTTTCTATAAGGACGTATCAGGAGCGGAAGGCCAGCGGTGTAATTACAGCACCCGGCTGGATACTTACGGATGCGGCTGTCAGCATAACTGTAAATATTGTTATGCCAAATCATTACTTTCATTCCGGGGCTTGTGGAACGCTCAGGAGCCGGCGGTGGCAGACATTGAGAAGATCAGGAAAAAGATCCGGAAGCTGAAGCCGGGAAGCGTGGTACGGCTGGGAGGCATGACAGATTGTTTCCAACCGCTGGAGGCGGAGTATCACGTTACTAGGGAGACAATAAAGGCCCTTAACGCCGCGGGAGTGCATTACCTGATAGTTACCAAATCCGCGATGGTTGCGGAGTATATGGACGTGTTAGACAAGGAATTGGCGCATACCCAAGTAACGGTAACAACAACGGATGATGAATTCTCAAAGACATATGAGAACGCGGACGTTCCGAGCAAGCGGATCAGGGCGATTGAAGAGCTACACGCCGCGGGGTATGACGTGGCACTCAGGCTATCACCATTCATTCCGGAGTTTGTAAACATGGAGATCTTAAACAGCGTGAAGTGTGACAAGATCGTTGTTGAGTTCCTAAGAACAAACAGCTGGATTGAAAAATGGTTTGATATCGATTATTCCCGGTACACGGTGAAACAGGGCGGATATAAACACATGCCCTTAGAGCTCAAAAAGAAATATATTGCCCTAATTACAGGGTTTAAAGAGATTACAGTGTGTGAAGATGAAGATGAGGCCTACCAGTATTGGAGGTCT